CAGCATATATGGCAATCGCAGGGGAGTGTCGTAAATTAGAAAAACCAGAACCTAAAGAAACTTGGAGTGATGGATATAAGAAATGGAAGGAACAAAAATAAATGAAAGTTAAAATAGAATTAGATAGAGATAATAATCTCACACCATTTGGTATTGCAACAGTACAAGATAGATACTTAGATAAGAATGAGACATCACCTCAACATGCTTTTGCTCGGGCTTCCAAATATGTTTCAACCTATAGAGGTCAGACAGATTGGGAAATGGCACAAAGAATTTATGACTATGCTAGTAATTTATGGTTTGGTTTTTCCTCTCCAATATTATCTAACGCAGGTACAAAAAAAGGATTACCTATTTCTTGTTTCCTTAATTATGTTCCAGATAGTAGAGGAGGTTTGTCTTCACACTATGATGAAAACATTTGGTTAGCTAGTAATGGTGGTGGTATCGGTGGATATTGGGGACATGTAAGAAGTGATGGTACTTCTACTTCACATGGTTCTAAATCAACAGGGTCAATTCCTTTTATGAGAGTTGTTGATAGTCAGATGTTAGCATTCAACCAAGGCACAACTCGAAGAGGAAGTTATGCTTGTTATATGGATGTATCACACCCAGAGATAGAAGAGTTTTTATTTATGCGTAAGTCTTCTGGTGGTGACGCAAATAGAAAATGTCTTAACCTTCATCATGGTATTAATATTAGTGATGACTTTATGGCTACAGTCTCAAAGAATATTGAATGGAAATTAATTGACCCTCATTCTAAAAAGATTAGAAAGTCTATTAATGCTAGAGAATTATGGAGATTAATATTAGAAACAAGACATGAGACAGGTGAACCTTACTTACACTTTATTGATACTTCTAATAAACATTTACCAGAAGCACAAAAGAAATTAGGATTAAGTATTAAACAATCTAATCTTTGTAGTGAAATTACTTTACCAACAGACGAAGACAGGACAGCAGTCTGTTGTTTATCAAGTGTTAATCTAGCAAAGTATGATGAGTGGTCAACCTCTCCAACTTTTATTCCAGATATGATAAAGATGTTAGACAATGTACTTGAACATTTTATTCAATCAACTTATAATTTTTCCTATGATTTTCAAGGAAATGTTTTAGACATGAAAGTTAAAGAAGGTATGGAAGGATTTACAAAGGCAGGATATAGTGCTTATAGAGAGAGAAGTATTGGTCTTGGTGCTATGGGTTTTCATACTTATCTACAAAAATTAAATGTTCCTTTTGATAGTCCAATAGCCACAGGTCAAAATATAAAAATGTTTAAGCAGATAAAAGAGTTAGCTACAAAAACTTCTATGGAGTTAGCAGAAGAAAGAGGTGAAGCTCCAGACATGGGAGGTACTGGAATGCGTAATGCACACTTACTTGCTATTGCTCCTAATGCTACATCAAGTATTATTTGTGGTGGTACTAGTCCATCTATCGAACCGATAAGAGCAAATGTATTTATACATAAAACTTTAAATGGTTCTTTCCAAGTAAGGAATAGACAACTACATAATTTATTAAAACAAAAATGGGAAAACTCTGAGGAATTACAGAAAGAATATGATACCGACTACCAATCTTTTAAAGATAAAGTTTGGCAAAGTATTAGTGAACACAATGGTTCAGTTAAACATCTTAAGTTTCTTTCTGATTTAGAAAGGGATGTATTTAAAACTGCTGACGAGATAGACCAGAACTGGATTATAGAACATGCATCTAAAAGACAAGAGTTTATTTGTCAAGCCCAGTCAGTTAATTTATTTTTTGTTGCTCCACGAATACAAGAGAAACAAGAGGAACATGATAACTTTTTAAGATATACTAATAAGGTACACTTCCAAGCATGGAAGAAAGGATTAAAGAGTTTATATTATTTAAGAAGTCGTGAAGGAAAGAGTGCAGAAAATATTAACATGAAAGTTAAACGAGTTAGATTAGAACAAGATGAAGAAGAGGAGTGTTTATCATGCGAAGCTTAAGTCCTATATTTGATGAGAGAACTTATTATAAACCCTTCGAGTATCCTTGGGCATTTGATTATTATACTATACAAAATCAATTGCATTGGTTACCAGAGGATGTGCCTATGCATGAAGATGTAAAGGATTGGAATATAAAACTATCACCATCAGAAAAAAATTTACTTACACAAATATTTAGATTGTTCACACAATCAGATGTTGATGTTGGTGCAGGTTATTATGAAAAGTATATACCACTATTTAAGAAACCAGAATTAAGAATGATGATGGGTTCATTTGCAAACATGGAATCTGTTCATCAACATGCTTATTCTTTATTACTTGATACAGTAGGTATGCCCGAGTCTGAATACAAAGCATTCGCAAAGTATGAAGAGATGTCATCTAAACATAATTATATAAAACAATTTAAAACTGGTGAAGTTAAAACTAAAAAAGATTTAAAGGATGTAGCTAAAGCTCTTGCAGTTTATTCTGGATTTACAGAAGGACTACAATTATTTTCTAGCTTTGCTATTCTTATTAACTTCCAAAGATTTAATAAGATGAAAGGTATGTGTAAGATTGTTGACTATAGTATTCGTGATGAGTCACTTCATGTTGAAGGTATGACTAAAGTATTTAGAACTCTTATTAAAGAGAACTTAGATATATGGACAGACGAATTTAAAAAAGAACTATATGATATTTGTAGGGAAATGGTATCCCATGAAGATAAGTTTATTGAATTGGTATTTGAAATGGGGGATGTTCAAGGATTAACCTTGGAAGAAATGAAACAATATAATAGATATATTGCTGATAGAAGATTGTTACAACTAGGATTAAAACCTAATTTTGGAGTGAGTGATAATCCTCTTACTTGGTGGGATGAAGTTATTGGAGTTGAACACCAAAACTTTTTTGAAGGTAGGGCTTCAGCATATACTAAAGCAAGTGTGAAAGGAAATTGGTCCAATGTCTTTGACGACACCGAATAATATTATTTATAAAATTTTTAATTTTTGTGAAGAATCTTTATATTCTTTAGCAGATATATTACATATTGGATATGAGTTATTAAATATAATTATATTTTTAATCCTTTATCCTTTATTAATAATAGTATTGCTTCTTAAAATTAAATCACAGAGGAAAAAAATATGGCATCTGGAAAAAGGGAAGCTACAATCTTTGCGTATAAAGTAATACTAGATAATAATGGTAAGCTTCTAACAGAAGTCACCTCATTACCTGTCAAAGATGAACAGCTTATGAAGAAAGCTTTCTCTCGTAGTAGAGAAGAACGAATGTTTTATACTAGTCTTGTTAATGAAGTTACTAGAAAAATCCAACCTATACATGAATGGCTAGAAAAGTATTGTAAGAATATTATTTAATTACAATTCTCTTTACTTAAATCTACAGGAACTTCTTTAGTGAACCAAAACCAAGAGGAAATTTTTGTTCCTTCTTGAGTATATGTACACTTAGGACCTACTGCACAAGCATTCAATCCAAACAATAACATTAATATTAATATTATTTTATACATTATTTTTTATATCCTAATCCTTTATCTCTGTCTCCCCATAGCTTTTGCCATGACCAAACATTTAATTTACTTGACCAATGATTAATAAATAATAATATATGTTTCATTATTTTTTCCCGCCCCTAAATATCTGTGTACCTTTTATACCATAGATACTCGCCACGACAAGAATCCATAAATTTGTGAACCATTGGGGAAGCTGTTGAAACTGTTCGAAGAATTCTTTTATCTTTGCAGACGCAGTCGGGTCTTCGCTGAAGACACCATAGGCAATGACTAAAATCGGGAGGGTCAAAACGACCAACACGAATTCGTCTTTCCAGTCTGACTGTCTTGCTTCTAATAATTTTCCTTGATACTCTGTCTCACCTCTAGCCATCTTTGTTGCATGGTGATGTTGTGCATCTGCCATCATCATCTTTGTTTCTTGTCTCTTCTTAAAGATGTGCGTACCTGCTTGAAGTGCAACCTTTGCTAAACTAAACCAAGCCATATTAGAATATCCAATTAATTATAGACAATACTATTACAGCACCAACAAAAGAAACAAGCATCTTTCCTCTCTTAGAAAGCATACTCCATTTTCTTTTAACTGGACTCCAATATCCTTTTGCCTTATCCATTATATCTGGTAATGTCATATTAGTTTCCTACCTTTCCGCCTTTGTTAAATACTTTTATTACAATTTTATTTGGACCTTCAAATTTATGAGGTACTTTTTTTATTGATTTTATTTTATCTTTAAATGAACTAAAGAAACTATTCTTCACTTCATTCTTATTAGTTTTCTGTGCCGGTACATCAAAGTGACCTTTTACATGTGACATAGTTTCTCCTGTTATTGTTATTGTTAATATTAATATTATTAAAAATTTCATTTTAATAGGGGGCTTTGACACCCCCTACCTGTTACTATTTTATTTTAATTGTTTTAGGTTTCTTTTCTTCTGGTAGATTTAATTTCATATCTACTGTCAGAACTCCATCCTTTAGTTTTGCATCTTGTACTTCAAGATGTTCAACCAATGTCCAACTTCTTTTGAATGCTCTCTTTGCAATTCCTTTATGAACATAACTATCATCTTCTTTGTCAGAAGAACTAGCAGATACTGTTAAAGTATTTTCTTTTACTTCAACCTTAACATCATCTTTACTAAATCCTGCCAAAGCCATATCAAGTTGGTACTTATCTTTCCCAACCTTCTTTATGTTATAAGGTGGATAGTTTGGTATGTCATTAACATACTTAGACATTGACGAGAGTTGGTCGAATATATCATCAAATCCAACTGTCAAGTTTTTGAATGGGTCAAAGACCCTAGTAGGTAGGTTTATCATAGTTGCTCCTTTCGTTTAAGCGAGTTGTTATTAATACAGGATACTACCTATAGCTATCCTATAATACTATATTATACACCCTAGTAGAGGTTCTGTCAACCCCTATTTTTGTCAAGTAATCCGCCCCTTTTAAAGCTTTTTTTAATTTGAAATGTAGGTTCAATACTACCATCATAAGTTGCACCAACACCAACCTTCCATCCAGTATTACCTACATCTTTATATTGTACTGCTGAACCAGTTAATAAACCATCATTTAAATCATACGAAGCATTAACATCTAATCCTTTTATAGTGCTAAAATCTACATTAACAGATGAATCTATCTCTCCTAAATTTTTTGTATCTGTACTACCTGCAAGATATGCTCTTGTCTTCCAATTGTTAGGATTTTTTAATTCATATCCTAGTGTTGCTTTAGCACCCACACTTTTATTTAAAATTGATTCAGTAGAAACTGGATTATCTATTTCAACTGTATGAAATGTACCACCTTCTAAATTACTTTTTGTCTTAATTTCATTTGGATTAACAGATTTAATAGTCTTATTATCAAAATCCATTGCATCCCAACTCTCATCAGTTTCCCAATCAGTAGTTTTATTTCCTTTTAATTCTGAATTATCCCCAGTACCTAGAGTATCCCAAAATTTTTCTATAGTATTTTTAGATTTTACTTTTCTATCTCGTCTGTCATCTCTATGAGGATTAACAGTTACTCGTTTAGTCTTTGTATTGCTCGTATTATTTTTATTATTATTATTATTGTTATTATTATTATTGCTACCGCTTCCCCCATTGTCGCCCCCATATGTTTGATTCGGATTTTTATTGCCACCATAATTACCACCTGCGGATGCTCCACCTGCAGGTCCTTGATTTGTACTACCACTATATGCTGCGTTAGATGTCATAGCTGACCTTGCACTAGCCCAACCACCTCTTCTATAATTTTTTCTTACTACTCCACCTTTACTTTTGTTTCTGCTGTCTAAGTATAATGTTTTACCCGGACCTTTAATAAATTCTGGGAAAGTCATAATACTATCATATCCACCTTTACCATCAAAGTAATAATTTCTCATCCATGCTACACTAGGTGTATCACCTTTAGCCATTTTTATAATACCACCATTAGCTTTCATTGCAACTTTAGTATTAAGTTCACCAAGATTAATATAAACTTCTGGACCTGTACCATCTGCAACTGCTGCAGAATCCATGTTAGATAAAACTTTTCTTATCTTTTTAAGAACAGTACCTTCAGTTTGATTTGCACTATTAAAATCAAATGTCTCATTTATAAAATAATTATTTTTATCTTTTTGTAAAGAGAAACCACCAACACTAAACACAGCTTTCATTACTGGGTCAGTAGCAAAGTCATACATTATTTTTGCATATGCTAATGGACCTGTTCCATATGCAGCATTGACTTCATCTTCTAATTTCTTTTTATATTCTGCTGTATATTTTTCTCCAGTTAAACTTTTAAATTCTCCAACCAAAGCTTCAGCACTTACACCTCTTTTTGTTAAAGGATAATCAGTATAATGTGTGTAACTTCTACCATCATTTATTGCATTTTTTGCTGCAAGTTGTAATACATTTAATGTTTTCTTATCAAAGTCTTCTGTTTTAAAAACATCTCCTTCTTTTTTACCAAACCAATTTTGCCAAAAACTTTTAGCTAATAATTTTACAGGAGCAGAAACAATTTTTGTATTGTTATGTTCATCTGATTCAAATGTTTTTGCTATAGTATTTTTTTCTTGAGAAGGAACTTCTACAATAGCAGCTTCAGCTTTACTAATAATACTAAACCCATCATCTTCTTTAGCTTTAAGTATAGGTTTCTTTTTAGGAACAATTATATTTTCTTTTGCAAGTATAGGTTTCTTTTTAGGAACAATTATATTTTCTTTTTCAAGTATAGGTTTTTCTTTTATTTCAACTTTAACTGGAGTTTCTTCATTACCTAAGAAAGCTTGATACTCTGTGTCTGTTTCATCTGCTCTTCTTGTATTATATAAATTACCCTGCCATTCAAATGTACCTAGATTGTTTGCTCTTGCTTCAGCAAAGGCATCACCAAATCCACCTGTACTAAAAAGTTTTCTATTAAATTCTATATCTTTTTTTAATTCATTAACTAATGCAGTATTACCTACTGTCACATATTGTCCAGTATTATATTTTTTTCGTGAAACAAAACCACCATCAGCAAATTTTATTTCTGTTTTAGAAGGAACACCTTTCTCTCCACCTTTTCCACCTTTAGGAAACCAATGTTTTCTAACCCATTCTCTCCACTCTGGAAATAATAATATTTTTTCATCTATAACATCCCAACCTTTATCTGGTTTTCCCATTGCAAAATATCTAAATGAATCAATTACCGAAGCAAACATTTGTAAGCTAGGAGCAAATGCATAAGGTTCTCCAGTTTTAGAACCCGGACCAGAAAATCTATTATAAAATAAATCACTTAACCATCCCGGCATACCAGATAATTGCCATGCTTTTGCTGCAAGTTCAGGTCTATTATATTCATAGTCAGTAACTATATAT